TCAGCGCATCTTTTGCCTCACCTATTCCCTGCCGCGCCTCGCCCAATCGCCGGACAAACATTTCCAGCGATTTATTAAGGGCTGCCTGATCCACGCCCATGATCCCGGCCACGTGGCCGAGCCGCGCGATGTCCTCGGTGGAAATGCCGAGGCGGTCAGACATCTTGGCCATCGTGTCGATGGCCTCCATCTGCTTCTTGATGAGGATCGTTAGCCCCGCAGCGGCCGCGGCCACGGCGACCGCGCCGATCTGTGCGAGCCGTTTGGCAAGATGCCCTATGCCCGACGCGAATTTATTGAGCACGCCCCCCGCTTCGCGCATCTTGCGTGTGAATATCGAGGTTTTCGCCCCGAGCACAACTTGCAGGCTTCTAATCGTCGCCACATTTCCCCCTGGAAAAAGTCGCCAGCGTGTCCAATGCCATCTTCATCTCGGCTTCCGATTGCTGATGGCGCGGCCTGTCAGAAAACATCATAAAATCTTCAACCTTATTCGGCGGCTCTTTCTCGCCGCGCCAGCGATTGCTGAGCGTGCACGTGGTTATCGCCTGCCGGAGATCGGCCCGCTCTTCGCCGAACGGCTCGATATTGTAGTAGGCCACCCATTCCGAAAGTTCGGGGCTGTCGATCTCCGATAGCAACCGGCGCACCGTCATTCCGAGGGCCAGAGCTAGGCGGAAGATGAATCGGCGCTCTGGCCGCCGTCGGAGTTTTTTTCCAATTCCTCAACGTCCGCCGCGGTCATGAAGTTGATCTTCATCGCGGCCTCAAACACCCGGCTGAGCGCCGCCCCGGATTTTTCCCCTAGCGCCGCGATATCATTATCTGAAAAGACCCGCTTGCCGTCCTGGCCACAGATAACCCGCGCGGCGAGTTTGGCGCGGAAGTTTGGGTTTCCGGTGTTCTGCGCATCGATCCAGTTTTTTTCAAATGCATCGCGCTCGGCTCCGGTAAGCGTGCGGATATAAAGGCTGCCGCCCCATTCCGGCACCTGGACTTCTTGAATTGTCTGATCCTTCGCCTCTAAAATCGCCTGCCGTGTAAGCATCTGTTATCTCCTATGAATGTGTGCCCACAACAATTGCGCCCGTGGCCTTGAGCGTCACCGAACACGTCAACTCCCCGTCAACAGCGGCCCCGGGCGAAAAGTTAGTCGGGAATGCGGTGAATTGGTAATCCGTACTTGTCGCGTCGGGCCATTCGATGTGATAGACCGCCGGAGTGCCCGCACATAGATCAGTAAGTATCTGGTTATGATTCGTGTCATCCGGCTCAAATCGCAGTTCCAGCGTCACCTCGCCCGCGTCATACGGCCCGGCGATAAACGTCTTTGCCGCCGCGTCCAGGTCCGTTGTCTCGATAGCCGTCGCCGAGACCGACACCCCGTTGATCGAAGCGATTTTGCCTATCGCGGTTGAAACCTTTTTAAGCACTGTCCCCTTTGCTGTATCCGCCATTTGTTTACCCCCTGAGCGGCGCTAAGTCGTAACCGCGCCCGAAATCTTGAATGTGATTGAACCCGTTATTTTGTCGTCCACGTTTGCCGTCGGCGACACCCCCGTGACAATTGCCGAGAAGTCGTATCTTGACGGCTTGGCCACCGTATGCGTGCCGGAACCGGCATCCGTAAGATTCACCGGGACCGCCCCCGCGATAGCGAGGGCATTGGTCGTATACGCCTTGAAGGTGTCGGCGGCGACGTACTCGGCAAAATACGTTGTCCCCGCAACCAAGGGGTCCGGCAATACGCCGGTCGTCGTGAACCGGATCGGCTGGCCCGTTGTCAGGCCATGGGCCGTGGTCGTCGTGATGACTTCGGAGGTTGTGTTGACGCTATCGACGGTCTTTGTGGTGTCGCCGAAGTCGGGGTAGCAAATCTGATAGTTATCCGCCGTTCCCGCCTTGATCTTTGTCACCAACCCGTTATGCGTCGCGTTGTCGGGCTCATAGTTGACCTCAATGGTCACTTCCCCACCGTCATACACGGCGGAAGCCAAGAACGTCTTGGCGTCGTCGTCAAGGGTCGTGGTCTCAACAGCGGCCATCGAAAAACTTGGTCCGGGTATGCTTAGGACCTCGGCGATATTTGTGAACTCTTCGGTTCCGGCCCCGTCGCCGGCCTGAATGAGCGTGTGTTTACTCTCCTGAGCCATAAGCTCCCCCTATTCCTATTCATTGACAAAGCATTCGATGTCGATTCGCCGCCCGAATCGCGGTGTCTCGGGGTCCGGCGAGGCCTCGAACGCGTCGCTGTCCCCTATGACTGTTATCCACTGGAAAACCGTACTATCCGATGTGCCGTGATAATCCTTCAGCGCCGCCATCGCCGCCGCTGCCGTTGTGACCGCCTGCGTATAGTTGCCGGCCCAACATGAGATCTCATAGGTCGGCGCGGCGTTGCCGGTCTCCCCGGTGAGCTGGTGCAGTTTGCCCCCGGAAATCTTCTGATAAACAATCGCCGGAAGCGTGGTCCCCGCCGGTATCACGCGCGGGTAAATGCGCGAACTCACAATCGCGGCGTTGACCAGGATTGTCCGAATGCCCCCCTCGATGCTCATTCCGCCTCAGCTATCCCCGCCCATAAGGCGCCTTCAATATCCCGGGCCATGCGATTAACATCGCGGTCAAACGGCCTGCGAATAAACGGGTCTTCCGGCACTATCGCGGAGCCCGTCATGTGGCCCGTTTCCACGGGAAAGGCCGGCGTCGTGGTCTCATCCTCGCTTAACGTAACTACCCGCATCGAGTATTGCCCCGCCCGCCGCCTGCCCGCCCTAATGCGGATGCTCTGCACAAGCGAGCCGGTCAACCGCGGGGCCATGGCTTTCGCCTCATTGGCAAGGGCCTTCGCCTGCGGGCGCAGCGCCTTTCTGATCACGGCCTTTGCCGCCTTAGGCTCCATGCGCTTAAGCGCTTTTTCGAGCTCCACCGCCCCCTCAAGCCGCATCGTTATCACGTCAGCACTTCCTTGCAGGACAGTTCCATTTCGCGGTCGCGCTCGTAGAGATTGGCCGCGAACTGAATCTCAAAGACCCGGGCGCCGTAGAGAATCCGCATCTTGGGAGTCAGCCCGGCCAGATACCGGATTCTGATGGTGTGGGTCATGTCGGCGACAACCTGGTCGCCCGCTAGGCCCTCCCCGCCCCTTATGGGCCGGATCTCGGCCCACACCGTAGCGAACGTGGTCCAGGTCCGCGTGACAGTGCCGATGGCATCCTGCGAGTCGGACGCCTGCTGCACGATAACCCGCTCTCTAAGAGCTCCCGCCCTCATACGTATTGCACCTTGTACTGCGCAATGAGCGCATCAACGGCCATTGGCACAGTCTTCAATTCGACAATCGATGTCGCCTCGCGGTTTTCATAGAGGTGCCCCACGAGGAGGTAAATAATCTGCTTGAGGCCCGCGGGAACTTCAGCCGCGGTCGCCTCCCCGCATGTAAATGTGATTGTGACCGATTTCGATATGCCGCGCGTGGCCGGCCAGGATTGCCCGTAGGCCAGGTATATCCGACCGGGGATGCTGTCTATATCGACAGTGTAGACGCTACTGGCGAGTATCTGTAATGCCCCGTCGGTATCCAGGTATTTGATCGATGCCGTCTTCAGCGGCGCGCGGGGGATCTCAAGGGCGCCGGTCCAGAAGCCGTCCAATATGAGGCTGCGCGTCGCCAGGACACATTGGCGATCAGTCATCTCCTCGACGTACTGCCGGGCCACCCCTATCATCTCGTCAATGGGCGTATCATCGGTAACGTGGTCGATGCGGAGGCGCAATTTCACCTCAGTTGCCGATATTGGCTCGACCGCAGGGGCACTCGAGAGCGTTAGGATGCTCATTTGTCGGCCTGTTCACGCGGTGCCTTGACCGCCTTGCGTTTAGGTATATTGCGAACCGGGACGGCGATACCGGCGCGGATCAGGTCTTTGGCAATCTTCGGATCCAGATCGCGCGTCTCGCCCTCATAGACGGCGAAGTTTATACCGACTGCATTTTGTAAGATTTCAACTTTCATTAAATCGTCACCATCGCCCATCGGGCGTATGCCTGCGGCATTGTTCACACGCTCGTATCGGTGCTTGTGCCTCCACCGGCCATTATTAGTTCCAAATAAGATGCGCTGGTGCGCAGTTTGAAGTCGGTCGTGGGGTCATCTCCTGCCCCCGCCGCGTTATCCGCGTCCCAATTCGACATCACGGCGAAATACGTCTCTGCGCCGGGGACCACCGTCCCCCTATCCAATGCAACTGAGAAAGCGGTCTCAGGCGATACCAAAGGATCATTTAGATCGCGCCTGCCGACTTCCGCCGTCGAAGGGTCTATGGCCAGATTGAACCTAAGAAGTCCCGTCACCGGCCAGGATGTCATTTTGCCAATGACGTAATCCGATGTTGCCGCTGCGGTCCAGCCGATGGCAATGGCGGCTGTAAAACGCAACCTAGCGACCAGTATCTTGCCGCAAACGGCTGCTGTCCCCCCAAAGTTCATAAATCCTCTACCGCACTGGAAGTCCCCCGGCGTCTGGACCTGTCCGGCACACCATACCAAAGTGCCGCTAGCTATCGCTGCGGCGACCTGAACGCCGGTTGCGAGATCCCAGTCCGCATGGCCGCTTGAGTAAAACGATCCTTGTACGGTCGCCGAGATTGTTAAAGGATCAAGGTTGATCCGACCATCGGCATCCGGAGTTATCCCCCGCATGTCCAGACTTGCCGAATCGGCTTGAATCGTCGTCTTGCCCGGCCACTTCGCCTGCCAGTCATCAAAGAACACGCCCAATTTCACATCAGGCACGTTCTGGAATTGCCAGCCGTTCTCGACGAGTTGGACGTTCGGCGAGTGCGCGACCGTGTAACCTATAACGTCATCGTAGCCGCTATCGGCCCTCAACACATCGCCGAAGCGCCTCATACGCACAACGGCTTCGACAAGCTCGCCCTTGCGCACCTGCGGCGTCATCGTTATCCATTCGTCGCCGCACTGCACACGATACGCAGCGGTCTTGGCGTCGCGCATCACGCTCAGCAAGCCCTCAATGGGCTGGAGAATGCCGTTGTGCGTGCAGAACTTCGGCGCGGAGTGAATCCGCAGCGTCCTGCCGAACCGCTCAGTTGTCGCGTTGACTATTTGGCCCGTCGCCATTATGCAATAGCTCCGTACACGGATACAAAGATCGTGCCGTCAGCCGTTCCGACGCGCTTGTGATGAACATGCGTCTTCCCCCGGCACGGAATCCGATGTGTCAGCCCGCCCGCGTACCATGCGCCGGTCGTACCGGCGAATTGCGTCGCCGCCGTGTCCAGGGCGATATAGGTATCAACCGACAGGGCGACGTCAATGAAATACGGCAGGGTTACAACCCCATTGAAGGCTATCCCATTGTCCCCGCCATTATCCCATGTAGTCGCAACCGTGCCTGTGCCGACAGTCGCCTGCGCCGGAGGTGACAAGGCCGCCAATAGTGTGGCCAGGTTTCCGCCCGTCTCTTTGGCTATCGTCGCGGTCGAATCTTGCCGAACATAACCGCCACCGCCACCAGTCACCAAGGAATCGGTGTTGGTCTTGATAGTCCCCGTATCTCCGTCGATGGTCCCCAGAAGCGTATTCGCGGCGGCCTGAACGATCTCCCCCAGGTCCGTTTCGGTGTCGTCAAAGGCAATGCTTACAAGGTGTATCGCACCCGTGACCGTATTGAGTCGCTGGCCGTAGACGCCGCTGAGTGGTACTAATGCCATTTTAAGCCTCCCCTAGCGGGGCGAGCCGAAGCCCGCCCTGCATGATCGCTCTCTTGCGATTGATTCGCCGCTATTCCAGAAACTTCTCGCACAGCGGCAGGTGCGCCTCGGTCAATTTCTTCTGCTTGTCCAGAGCCTTCAGAGCGTCAGCCAGCAGCCTCTCGGACGCCTTGGGCAAGTCAATGTCAGTGCCATAATCGACCTCCCATTTGATCGTCATGGCTCCGCCGTCGCCCTCTTTGGCCATGCGCCCATCGGCCACGTCGTCATCGAACGCCAACGCTTCCCGTGTCTGTCTAATTGTCTTGACCGTCGTAAAATCGCCTTCTGCCGGCAAGACCTTCAGCAGCAATAGTCGCTCTGTCACTGTCAATAACATTGTGCCTGCCCTTTCTCTGTTAAATCCAGGCCCCCGCCACGCGACGGGGGCCATGCCCATTCAATCATAAAGCACACAACTATAAGGTATACAGGGGAACCCAGTACGGAGTCCCTTGCACGAGCATCCTGAATCCGTATGCGGATGCACCACCGGCACCAGTCACGTCGGCGTTGGAAACAAGAAGCTGTGCGGCCTTATTGCCCACAATGCCAGCATCGCCGGAGATTTCTCCAAAATTAAGGAACAAGGCTTGTCCGGTAGTGTCGCCGCCAAGGGCAAGCCGGAAGCCACTATGCACCGCCGGAGGTCCATTGACATCCGTGAACCACGGATTAGCCTCAACGCAGGCAACCGTACCAGTTGAGAAAGCCGCCGTACCTAAGAACAACGTTCCCGTTATGGCGGTTCCCAAACCACTGACTGCGCCATCGCCGCTCGATTCCAGTGTCAAGTGAGCGCCCCGAACCGTACCGCAAGCAGCCGTCAAAACCGTCCTGGCCCGTAAGCATTCACCGCCAGCGGAAGCGTTAGCCCCGCTCATCGTGTAAGACGCATACAGCAGTCGGTTGTCGCCGGATGTTGCGGATGTTTCGCAGTAGAACTGGAGGAATCGCTTGTCGGCGACGGCGTTCGTGATGTTCGTGCCGTCGGCTCCAGCTCCGGCCAGCAGGCCGGTCGTTGCCGTGGCCCCCAACTGTAGCGCTGAGGAGACACCAACCGATAGCACGCCAGCCGTAGCGGTGATATTCGTCCCGGCCAGGAACGTAGCGAGATCGTCAACAGTCTCTTGTTTCGCCACGCCACCTGTAACCGACAGGAAGGTCGTGCCACTGGCGACCGTATCGGCAGCCAGACTACCTGCGGCGTCGAACAGGTATTGCACCGTCAGCTTCTCGGCTACCCCGGCATCGTCCAACAGAAGACTGTCCGTCAGATCCGGTGCCGCAGCGAGCGCGGTCAAATCGTCCACACCGTCCATAAATACTTGGTAAGTTGCCGACTTGTTCACGCCGTCATCTTCAAACAACACCTTGTCGGCTGTCGGGTCTACAGCGCCAGTAAACGCCGTCGCACCAGTGACATTGACCCTCATCACGCTGCTGGCGGCCGACAGGCCGCTCGTGGCGTTCGTCCCCGCGAACAGCGTTGCCAGATCAGCCACGGCTTCCTTCGCCGCTGTTCCAGTTGCCCCGCCGTCAAGAAAGGCGAAGTAATCTCCGTCGGCAACAGCAGCTTCGGGCGCGTCCTTGAGGTTCAGGCCGCTTTCGCCGGTCAGGTCAAAGTGTACAACACCGGTTGAGGCGTGCTTCACGGCAACTGTGCCGACTTCTACCACATGATCCGCCGCGCCGCTGGGCGCAGTCAGAGTCCATCCGCCGGCGGTTTCAGAAAGATATACCGGATCTCCCACAGCGCTTGCCGAGTCGGTATTTTGGGCGGTAAGCGCGCCGGTCTTATAGCCTACGCCGTCGGTAGCCGTATCGAGAATGGCGGTCGGCACAAAATACAAATCTCGCGCGGAGGCCGCCGCATCGGCATCAGCCACTTTCAACTTGAATTGGGTATTGGTGGAATCGTAGCCACTCACGTACACCAACTGCCCGGCGGTGATATTCCCATCAGCCGTGAAGGGGATCGCTCCCCCGCCGCCGGCATTAGTGAATGTCGCGCCTGGTTGGATTTCGACCTCGCCGCCGGATTCGACGCTGATTTTGCCCCCGTCGGCGACGACAATTACATCACCGCCGTTCGTGCGATAGGTCTTTGGTTGATATGTTGTATCTGCCATTATTATTCCCCCGTTGGTTACAGTGCGGGCGGGGCGGCAAAACCCCGCCCGCACCTAGTCATTCAAGACACGGTTATGCCTTTTGAATTAGATGCCTGATCGGATATGTCCCGGCGTCAAGCAGATCGCCGTCCGCGCGCTGGAAAGCCAGGAACGTCGCTTCCAGGTAATCGAGCCTGCGGGAATCGTCCCGCACGACCGCCACGTCGCCCACAAGGCGCGCGAAATACTTCTTGACGTCGCCGAACAGCATTGTCTTGGCGGACCCGGTGATAGTGGCCATGGCCGTATTCGTCAGGATCGGCTTGCCATACAGGCTGTCCGGGATGCCGGCCTGAAGCCCCGGCTGCCAGAGATACTGCCCTTCACCATCCTTGAGTTTGCGAATTGCCTTCAC